TCATACTGCTTTTTTACCAACAATGATCCACTCTTTACCGCGGTCATCATTGTATCTGTCAGTCATTTTCATTGTTTTGTGGCCCAATAGTTTCTGGGTGTCTATCCCTTGCTCACGATACAAGCGCTCGGAAAGAGATCTCTGTTCATGGAAAGTCGGAGCTGTTCCCTCTTCCCAGGTTAGACCGCTTTTATCCCGTGCTTTCTTGAACGTTGAAGTAAGTGTCTTGGCTGACACTTGGTCACCACGACTAGCCTGTGAGGTGCTATGGCGAAAATGAACAAGGTATTTACTCACCACAGCATCTCTACATTTTGAAATAACATCACTCAGAGTAATATTTAACGCTTCATTTCTGAGAGAAAGGGGAATGGCTAATCGGGTTCCTGTTTTCTCCTGCTCAATATGCAGCATATCATCCCATACATCCGAAAACTTCATATTGCAAATATCTCCGAGGCGTTGCCCTGTTACAATGGCAAGCAACATTCCACATTGTAAATAAGGTTGTTGTTGTTCGGCGGATGTATAAATAGCCTTCCATTCCTCCAGAGATAGCCTTTGTCTGCTTATCTTGTTTCGTGGCTGTTTCGTTGCTTGGGCTGGGTTGTATCCTGGCGGAACGTGACCAGCATGTTGAGCCTCCTTAAAAACATCTATTAGTACCATGCGTACAACTTGAGCCATCCTGTTATGACCCTCTGCCTTAACAGCATCTGTTATTTCGGAAATATCAAGTGCTGTTATATCTTTTAGATATTGCATTCCACAATGTTCCCGAAAAAGACGGATTGGTTTAGCTTTCTGTCGAAAAGAGTTTGGGCGCAGCTCGTTGTGTTTCAATCTTTCCTCCTGCACCAATTCATATTTGTCGAGCCATGAAGAAACTGTAATATCCGTGCGGTTTCCTTTCATGCGAGCTAGGCGCTCGTTAATACCAAGGATCTGCCTGGTTCGCTGCTCTGCAATAATAGTATTTGCTTCACTTGCCACCTGCTTTGCTTCAGCTTCGTCCGTGCCGAGGCTGTGAAAACGACCAGATATCGGGTGTTTGTATTGCCAGTAAACCTTTCCGGTACGTTTATCAAGTTTGCAATATAGGTTTGGAATAGTGATTTTATGGGTACGCGGTCTAGCTGCCATCGCTAATTATCCGTCTCAGTTTTGGGTTAACATTTATTGGAAGTTGCGGTTCAGCAACTACACCTATAAAACGAGCTTCTTTGTCAACCATCCAGCGCCGTCCGACTCTCATCGGTGGTGGCGCTATCATCTGACCTTTAGCGTATTTTTTTAATACTCGCTCGCTAGGGGCTTCACTGCCGAATTCATCTTTCGCCCATTCGAGTAAAGAGACCATACGTGACATTTCTTCTCCACATACCGGCTGCACCCGGTTATCGAACGTTATAAGCACATGACGAGCAACCACCACGAATCCCGTCATTACATCTTCTGCATAGCTGGTGGTCTCGATCATCCTTATCTGTTTCGTACATCTTCAGTTTGGCAATCACCGTTTTAGATTCTGGGAGAATCTGTTTGCGAAGGTTTGCAACTTCATCGGCTAATTCCATAAGACGGCAATGAAGGTCCTTTGCTTCATCCTTATACCAGGCTAAATCATCCCGCATACGCCTCCATCGCCGACGCTTTAATTTACTTGGCATCAGTCATCATCCTCATCATCGTCGTCATCGCAGGATGCGAGCAATGGATTCATTCGCCGCCCTACCTGGCAGGCGTACCCGCGGCGACCGAGGTTGTGTAGCACGCTGTAGATTTCGAACATTTCGGTTCGCTCATCACCAATATCAAGCTCACAGGCCAGCGCGTGGCATTCAGTAGCGAGCGCCGATATCTTCTGAAGCAATTCGACTCTATTCACCTTTCACCTCCTGCGGGGCGGCTGCGAGCATGGCGGCGCGGCATAGTTTCCAGCCAAGGATAATTGCCCCACGTCGATAAGTGGTATCGCGACTATTGCCCTTTGGTAGAAGGTGCTCTGGCGCTTCCTCCGGGACCATCTGCACTATCGGCACCGGCTGCGCGTGGCGATAGAGCGGCAGTACAGCCACATCTCCATCTTTTGCGACAAATTCTGCCCGGCATTTATCGTTTGTGACATGCCATTGCTCACGATAGTGCCATGTCCACGCCACCGGCTCGCCGTCCATTGCGGCCAGAGCCAGTTCAGCAAGCTGCAGGTCAGCCAATATTTCTTCGCGTGCGCTTTCGAATGCTGTCTGTCGTGATGCCATTTTCAGCGCTTTGACGTTTTCACGAGCGCGTTCGTGAAGCTGCTCTCTGGTTATTTTGCTGGTCATTGGTTGGCTCCTTATCCTGCCGTGCTCAGTACGGCAGAAGGAAAGTAAATATTGGCGTCGATCTCAGCGTCGGCGTCACGAACCGCAATACACCAATCTGGCGAACGGCGTGTGTCTAACAAGCGATCGATATCTTTCTCTTTGCGCAGGTCGTATACCATCACGTTAGGATCGCCAATGGTGTAGAAGCCGAACTTTTCCGGCGATGGGCAGCGCGCCAGAACCGCGTTAACTTCATCGAACCATGCGGATTCTTTTTTGGTTAATTTGGTGGTCATACATCCGCCCCACATCTTCCGCAGCGCTCTTGGCCGCTCATGTCGTAGTAGGTAGCACCATCGTGCTTGCAGTCTGTCCATTTAGACAGATCAGACTCGAGTTCCTCGATACGCTGCTGTGCCTTCTCCAGTGCCTCTACCAGCGCGAGAACGTTGGCAGGGTTAGCCAGGGCTATGAATTCGGCGTTACGCTGCGCCGTCTCATCCCATGCCACATGCCCCTCGCCGTCGTATTCCTCACAGATGCAGGCGGCGTCACTGTTGAGCGAATCAAAGAGGGTTTGCCCGTCAGAGCCATAAATTGCGTATGAGGTGAATCCCTCCACGCAGTCATCGCCAGACCCGTAGCATCCTTCATTTTTAACTTCGTCGGCCCACCATTCGCCCGGAGTCGCTTTCTCTGCAGCGGCCTTCATACGCTGCGCCAGTTCGGTGATATCAGTTGTCATGCTGCACGCTCCATTTCTACCAGCCCGACACGAACCGCATTCAGGATACGATCGAGGTATTGATATTTCGGATTGGGTACAGACGGCCATCCGGCATACCAGGGGTCGTCGCCAAACAATTTCAAAAGTTTGTCCCCAACGATAAAATCACAGCAGTTCGCCTTCACATCCTCCGCATTTTCGGCCTCTGTCCACATTTCACGGGCATCACCCTTATCAATTTCATGTTCGCGGCGAAGCTTGATGATTTGCGATTTAACGAATTCAAGGTTGGCGTCGTTATCATCGTCAACCGAGCTTTCAAGCCGGGGAGCTAAACACCCGATCAGATAGTCATTGCTGACACGCTTAATGAACGCCTGAACAGTGTCACCGCCCATCGCAAACCATGCGCCAGTCCATGCTTGGCCGTAGCAGGTGACAGTAATTCTTCCCTTTCCTGGCTCATAGTTTTCAATCATCACCCGCACAGGGTCTAAACGTTCAGCGCCGGTAATGGTGAAAGACAGAACATCCATTTTTTCGATAGTGATGCTCATTTGTTGGCCCCCTTCACGAAAATTACCCAGTGCGTTTTGTCCGCTTTCCCTGTGCGTTGCCAGATAGCCGGCTTCTCGTCAGTGAGCGCCAGGATCTGGCTAACCGGTATCTGGGTTTCATTCCATTTGAAGATGAGTACGCCGTGTGGCCGCAGCACTCTGAACGCTTCTTTGAAACCCGCACGCAGGTCATCGCGCCAGGTGTCTTTGTTCAGGCGACCGTATTTCTTACCCATCCAGGCGTTTTCGCCAACTCTTTCAAGATGCGGCGGGTCAAACACGACAATGGGGAAAGAGGCGTCAGCGAACGGCAGCGCGCGGAAGTCGGCGATAATGTCCGGGCTGATAACCAGGCTGCGCCCGTCGCACAGTGTGTGCTGCTCGGAGCGAATGTCGAGGAACACTGCACGCGGGTCCTGTTTGTCGAACCAGAACATGCGGGAGCCACAGCACATGTCGAGAATGGTTTGCTCAGTCATTCCAGGCCTCCAGCTCGTTCTCGATCTCTTCGTCTATTTCGTCATTGGTAGCGTCTTCGTCCAGGTAGTCACGCGCCTCTTTCAGGTACTGTTCATGGCGCTCCCGATACCAGACCGAAAATTCTGGTGTCCAGCCGTTCGGCTCACCGCCATAGTCAACTTTGGCGTTACGTTCAGCCATGCTCTCGACCATGCTGTAAGCGGTGGTAAGCGCCGCTTCGCGGATATACCCACGAAGGTCACGCTTGCGCCAGTACGGATTGCGCTTTGAGTCGCAGAATGGTTTAAATTCAACTTCCCAGCGGCGGATGCAACGTGCGTTCAGTGATTTACTCATGCTGTCCACCATTCAATAAACATGCAGATACCAACGGTTACTACGGCAATCAGCACCCAGCAGATCACATCGAACAAGGCGGCGAACCGACGTAGGGTGTATTTGCTGTAATTCTCAGGATCAATATTCATACCGCCTCCCCAAGTACCCAACGAAGTGCGCTTGCATACTCACCCTCGGCTGATTCCAGGGCTTTGGTGATTTCTTTGCGGGTTTTCAGGCGCGGCTTTGCCTCGCCGAGGATCTGACGCCGCCGCCGGGCTTTTTCATGGCCGGTTGTGCCAGCAGTTGCCGCTTCGATTTCAGAGATCTTCTCCCGCTGCTCTTCGGGTTTAATCGATGCCAGCTGACGCGCCTGGGTAACGGTGACCGTTCCGGACTCCACTGCATCGCGAACAGCCTGGGTGGCATCCAGCAGTGACAGCGTTGCACGTACGGTCTGGACACTCACGCCGAACATCAGCGCTAAATCGTCCTCGTCGTGCCCGCGCTCCAGCGCATCAGCCATTTTCTTTGCTCGGCCCAGTGGTGTATCTGCCTGGCGGATTTCGTTAGCACTTACCATCGCCTGCGCCATGCGAACGGCAGAGCCACGTTTAGCGACTGCCGGAACCAGTAACGGTTCTTTACCCTCTTTCAACAGTCGCTTGTTGGCTTCCAGTGTATGGCGCACACGCTGGCGACCATCGACTACACAAGACAGCCCAGTCTCCGGGTTTTTCCAGACGATAATCGGCTCAAGAACGCCCTGGTCCATGATGTTCAGCACCATTGCCTCGCTGATAGGCAGGTGGATACGCTCATCGTAAAGCGGGTGCGTTTTGTCGGTAACCAAGTGCAGGTTTTCAGGTTCGAACGTCAAAACGTTCGTTTTGCCACTCGCGCCATATACCAGCTTTGAGTCTTTAGCCATCAGAGAGCCTCCACGTTACGGAAGCTGGTGGGGGAAATTGCTTTCAAATCGCGCATTGCTTCGAGGACATGCAGATTTATGCGCTTCTTGGTATATCGCTCAGTAATACGATCACACTCCTTCGCCCAGGATTTGACCTCTGCGAGAAGGGCGTCACGTTCGGTGCGTGTCTGGCGCAGAGCTACATTCGACACATCGAGGACGGTAGCCAGTTCCCGGATGATTGCTGCCTGTGCTGGTGGCATAGTTTTGGCTATTTCGTACGCCTGTTTAATCAGTTGTTTTGCTGTCTTAGCCATCTTTTGTTCTCCATCTGACGCGCTGCAACGCGTAAATTTAGGGTGCAGCAACCCAACCCATGAGAATGGGGTAATTGCTGCTGTTCTAATCAGGCTGCTGGTTTTTGTTCTTCGGGCTCTTTGTAGGCGAGCAGATCACAAAGCTGGTTAATTACTTTACAGAACTGGAACATGTCCGTACCTGCCTGGTGACGCCAGCGGTAGGCTTTGTCGTCATCATCAGAATAATCATTATCCTTGGTATCGATCCGCCGGAAATGGAACTTATCTGTAAGCAGAAAAGAGACGCCGCAGCCTCTTAATTCCATGTTATCGACGATAAAACCTGTGTTCAGGCTCTCCAGAATTTCACTGGTAACGGAAGTGTGTTCCGCAGAGTAGCGAATGACTTCTTTCTGTTCCGCCAGGCGGGATAGCTGGACATAATCACCGACCTCAAACCCGGCAAAGGCTGATTCTTCGCCGTCCAGATGGTTTTTAAGGCGCGTTGTCAGGCCGTTTTTGATATCACTGATGTTGATCGTGACTGTTTTTACTGAGCCAATCACTTTAACCAGCATCGCCCCGACTAAATTGGCAATATTTTTATTGGCGGAATTAATGATCAGCAGATTTTCTTCAGTGTTATACAGGGCCAGGATCAGAGACGACTTGATGAATGCCTGTTTGCAGAGCTGAACCTTAGCATCCTGGATAATGTTGTTACGGTCAGCGCGCTTTAATTTTTGACCACACGCATTTTCGATGCGCTGGATACGCTCATTTGCTTCTTTCATCACGACGTGCTGGGGGATTATTTTCTCATCGCGGCGAATCACGATTGCATAACCGCCAGTAATTGGTGTAACCAGCTCGCCGGTAATCGGATTAGGGACGAAGGAAGCCCGCGCAAACTCCGTTTCTGTAAGTTCAGAGTAGGGCAATTCCTGCAGGTGCCCTTCAACCGCTTCAATGCTGGGCAAAGTAGCCCGATAGACAATGGCGTTACGTAACTTTGATAATTTCATTTCTGTGTCCTCTGCAAAGGATTAGTTAGTTATCTCCACACAACGGAAAGAGCACTGAAGCACTGGAAACTCACTTGACTAACACAGTGCCTTTTCCTGTTGTGTGCCGGGTTTCCACCGGCTCCCATCTGTTTTTAAAGCCACTCAGATATCGTCTGGGCTGTGCCGTCTACTTCCGGCTGTCACTGCCGTCGAGAGTGCTGGCAGCTCACTGACCTGATAACTCCCAGGATCAACTGGAGTGGTTGTTATCGCTACCAAAGCGCCACTGTCCAGGACATTTAAAAGGACCGTCTCCAAGTGGTAACTCTTCCAGTCCCGATAAACTTCCTCAGTAGAAGGGGGCTTATCGGGAATGAATGTTGTGACACCAGATCGCTAATCTGCTTACTTCCCGCCGCTCTGTTTTGGTATTGGCAACCAGCTGCTGTTGCTCAGTCGATTTCCGGGTCTTTGCGTCGACCGGCGCTGCAGTACGCTTGTACACGTCACAACTGGAAGCGCACTCCTTCAGTTACAAACCGATCCCCACCGGAAAGAAGGGGAATGCGCTTCCATGTTGTGTTCTGTTCATCCTTGTCCGTAAGTTGCGTCATGTGCCGACGAGTAGAAGATAATCATAAATTGCGAGTAGCGCAATAGATATGTGCGCAAAACGCAAATTTAAGGCGAAAAAAAAGGCCTCGAATGAGGCCTAGTTTATGATGATGAATGTTATCCATGCCGTTTAAAGGACTGAGACTGGCTTATTAAAACCTTTCCATAGATATAGAATCTGTGCTCATTCTCTTTAGTTATATTCCATTCTCTATAACGAGGGTTATCAGAGATTACTAGCAGTTGGTCTGGTATCATCTGCAGGCGTTTAACATAAACTTTTCCATCAAAACCAAAGACGTAAATCCCATCCCCATCGAACTCATTGATAGTTACGTCCACAAAGATTAGATCGCCAGGCTCAATAGTTGAGGCCATGCTATCACCGCGAACGTTGATGACCTTTACTCCAGATGGAGTCCTGCCACCAAACATTGCTAATGCCTGATCATTGCTGAACTCGATAGCATGAATGACATCTATGACGTCACTACCGTGTATATGTCCTGCCCCGGCGCTTGCGCTCACATCAAGTACCTCGACTCTGTATACATCCACATCCTTTACGGGAGATGCATATTTTTCACTGTTTATATGTACAGTAGTATCATTTTCGTCAGAGGTAAATAGGTCAGGTACACTTACGCTCAAAGCTTGAGCAAGTCGGTTAAGTGTCTGTTCTGAAAACTGCTTTTGTTTACCAGTTTCAAGCCTGGAAATATTGGCAGCATCAACGCCCACAGCTTCTGCAAGCTCTGCGATTTTAATGTTCTTCGCTAAGCGAAGTTGTCGTATGCGAGATCCTATTTTCATTCACTCATTACATGTTGTTTTTGCGTTTCGTGCAAAGCAACTTGCGCAATTCGCTAGCGTGGAATAAAATGCGTAATACGCAAAAATAGGAGGCAATATGCAATCACCATTAAGAAAATTGCGAAAATCGCATGGCATGACCTTGTTGCACGTTGCAACCGGGGTACAGGTAGATCCTGCAACGTTGAGCCGCATTGAAAGATGTGAGCAAGTCCCATCTGTCGAACTGGCGGAGAGATTAGCCAAGTTCTTTAGAGGAGAAATAAGCGAATTACACATTTTGTACCCAAGTCGCTATCAAACAGATGACGTACCAAGTGCAAATAATCGTACTGCTTAAGCGGTTATTCGATAACTACAAAAGGAAAATCAATATGGTAGAGCCAAACCTCAAAGAAGCCGTCAAAGCGATGTGCAAAGCATATCCAGGCGGGCGCGAAGCAATGGCTGGCGCACTGGGAATGACGGTGACGCAGTTTAACAACAACCTTTACGAGAAAAACGGCTGTCGTTTCTTCGAAGTCAGCGAGCTGGAAGCGATGGAAGACATTTCCAACACGTCGTTACTGGCTGATTACTTCGCTCGCCGCCGTGGTGCCCTGCTGGTGGATGTTCCGCACCTGGAAGAGCTGGACCGCGTGGACTTATTTAGCCGGGCAATGCGTACCTCTGCCGCCAGGGGGCAGGTTGATCAGATTATCGAACAGGCGCTTGAAGACGGGGTTATCGAAAGACATGAAGCTGAAGAAATCATGGTGCATCACCGCCGCCACCTGGCCGCTCGTGAAGAAGAAATTGCCGCAATTATCACGTTGTTTGCACGCAAAAAGAAGTGACGCCAGCGAGTTGCAGCTCCTGGCGTCGTGGCGTGTCGTTATCAGTGGAGATTACTAACGCATGAACAGTTTATCAACACAATACCGCAGGTCGCAACTTGTAGCGCGGTCAGTTCCTGGTGGAGCAGGACCGGTGCAGTTCGTGTATGGGGTAAGAGTACCAGGCGGATTCGAACCTGTCTGCTACCAGTTTGCTCAGTGGGTGGTAGGGGACTTTAACGGCCAGGCGGAGAAAGTATGCGAGAACTTAACCGATGGTTCAGAGATCACTACGGTGTCCCGGTCAGGGTCATACGCTGGGAGCCCCAGACACAGCGCGTTATATACCTGCGCGAAGGGTATAAGCACGAGTGTTTCAGCCCCCTCGAGCAGTTCAGACGAAAATTCAGGGAAATAGAGGGGTCTTATGAGCCTGTTAATGCCATCAAGGCCGATAGTCATCAATCCTGACCTTGCGTACAGCATAGGCCTGAATGAAGCCATTGCGCTGCAGCAGCTTAACTACTGGCTGCAGGAGACTAACTCAGGGCTGGAGCGTGACGGCGTACGCTGGATCTACAACACGACAGAGCAATGGCTGGAGCAATTCCCGTTCTGGTCTGAATCCACTCTGAAGCGCACCTTCACCCGGCTGAAGAGCCTGGGCGTGCTTAAAGTTGAGCAGCTGAACAAGTCCCAGCGCGACATGACGAACTACTACACGATCAACTACGAGAGCGAGCTTTTAGATGAGGTCAAAGTGACCAAATCGAAGAAGTCAAAATGCGCCGTTCCATCAGGTCAAAATGACACGATGGAAGAGGTCAATGTGAAACGCTCCACCGGGTCAAAACGAACCGCTGTCATCAGGTCAAATTGGCACGATGATCTTACAGAGAATACAACAGAGAGTACTACAGAGATTACAGGTAAAGACTCTTGTCCGGTTGCGCTGCAACCAGACCAGACCGATCTGGCAGAACTCGTTCTGGATCATTTCAATCGGGTAACCAACTCGACCTATGGCAAGGGGGGACGAACCAAAACGACGCTGGGTTATATCCGGGGACGCCTGGCCGAAGATTACAGCCCTGAAGACCTGATGCTGGTGGTGGACTACCTGAACGAGAAATGGGCTCAGGATCCGAAGATGAGCGACTACCTGCGGCCCAAAACGCTGTTTGCTCCCGAGAACTGCGTCGAGTATTTCGACAAGGCCAAAAAATGGGAAGCAGCCGGGCGCCCAGCCTGGACTGGCGGAAAGTGGGTTAAACAAGACACAGCGTTCAAGTCCAGTTATTCCGACGTGGATTATTCAGTGCCAGCGGGGTTCCGCTCATGAGCAAGCCATTTCTGAAATGGGCTGGTGGAAAGTATACCCAGCTGGCTGATCTGTTCTTGCATATCCCGGCAGGGAAACGCCTGATAGAGCCATTCGTTGGTGGTGGCTCCGTATTCCTGAACAGCGACAAGCATGCTGACTTCCTGCTGGCTGACGTTAACCCGGACCTGATTAATCTGTATCAGATGTTAGCGGTGGTGCCGGATGAAGTGGAATTGAAGGCCCGCTGGATGTTTGAGCACATGCGGTCACCAGATGGCTATGAGCTGATCCGTTCCGAGTTCAACGCTCAGACGCTGGATGCTACTGAACGCGCAGCTGCATTCCTGTATCTCAACCGGCATTGCTTCAATGGCCTGATGCGCTACAACCAGGCGAACAGGTTCAATGTGGGCTGGGGAGGCTACAAGGCCCCGTATTACCCGATGGATGAGATGAAAGCCTTCGCGTCTAGGGCGCATAACTGCGTCTTCATGACTGCTGACTATCGCCGAACTATCAGCCTGGCCGGTAAAGGGGATGTGGTTTACTGCGATCCGCCTTACGAACCGATGCCGGGAACAACCGGATTCACCGCCTACGCCGCTGGTGGTTTTAGCTGGGATAACCAGGTGGACCTGGCGAAGCAATGTGTATCTGCCTTTCACCGTGGCGCGCGGGTTGTTATTTCAAACGCATCTGCACCGAAGATTCTCGACCTGTACCGGGAGCATGGTTTTAACCTGCACTTCATCAACGCGCGCCGTTCGATCTCCTGCAAAAGCAGTACGCGGGAAGTCGCAAAAGACGTTGTAGCGATCCTTTAAGGGGGCTAAATGAAACTGACTTTACCATTTCCACCGAGCGTAAATAGTTACTGGCGCGCCCCGAGCAAGGGACCGCTGAAAGGCAGGCATCTGGTTAGTGAGACAGGGCGCAAGTTCCAGCAGGCAGCGAGAGCGGCGATTATTGAGCAACTGCGAGCCGTTCCCCGGCCATCCTCTGATCTGGCTGAGGTTCACATTGTGTTGTATCCGCCGGATCAGCGCCGTCGGGATATTGATAACTACAACAAAGCGCTGTTCGATGCCCTGACCCTAACCGGCGTCTGGGAGGATGACAGTCAGGTTAAGCGCATGCTGGTGGAGTGGGGGAACATCGTGAAGAAAGGGAAAGTAGAAATCACCATCCGACGTTTTCGTGCAGTTGCCTGACGTGGAGATGATATGAGAGCACTACTAACCCCTGAGATTGCCCCACGCATGGGCGTTGTTCTTCTTCGCCCAGGCGCTGATCTCATGCCGATGTTCAGGAGAGGGCGGGTACTGATTGAGCCTGCACCGGAAAAATACAGCGACTACGCAACCGGCGCTATCCCTCCCGCCACGCAGCCACTGGCAGGAGATCCGGTTTTGAAGCCAGTATTCGAAAACAAAGACGTCATTCTGCGCGCGGGTGGTATCAGCTCGCTGGAGGCCGAGCTGGAGCGTCGTTTTGAATGTCAGTACCCGCACGGTTCGTGGCATAGCGAAAATTTTACGCTGTTCCGGCATGAGCCTGGCAGTATCCGCCTTTGCTGGGCCTGCGATAACCTGGTGCGTGATCAGTACACAGAGACGCTGGCAGGCATTGCGCGTGAGAACCTGGTATCCTGGCTGATAACGGTCATCCGCTCACAACTGGGGTTCAACGAAGACCATCAACTGACGATCCCGGAGTTGTGCTGGTGGCTGGTGATAAACAATCTGGCGCACGTCATCCCTGAATCGCTGGCCCGGAAAGCCTTGAGATTGCCGGAAATACAGCATCAGCCGGTGATGAAGGAGAGCGATATTGTGCCGGAGCCAGCGGCGAGCGAAGTGGTGCAGAAAAAGATTCTCGGTTTTCGCGTAGATCCTGAAACGCCGGAATCATTCATGCTGCGACCAAAGCGCCGCCGCTGGGTAAACGAGAGCTGGACGCGCTGGGTTAAGTCTCAGCAGTGTGTCTGCTGTAACAAGCAGGCAGACGACCCCCACCACCTGATAGGCCACGGACAAGGTGGAATGGGAACGAAAGCGCACGACCTGTTTGTGTTGCCGCTTTGCAGAGCGCATCACGACGAGTTGCACGCTGACACCGTGGCATTTGAGGAGAAGCACGGCTCACAGCTGGAGCTGCTGTTTCGATTTCTGGATCGTTCGCTGGCAATTGGCGTGCTGGCATAGTGGAGAACGCATAATGATTAACCCGTCCGAGGTTGGAAAAGCTGGTGAAATGGTCAGGCTGAAAACGCTTGAGGCCATCTGGATTCAAGGGAAGCTGCGCATGTGGGGCCGCTGGTCCTATATCGGCGGCGGTAGTGGTGGCAATATGTTTAACCAGTTACTGGCCTCCGGGAAAGTCACCAAAACAGCCATCAATGAGGCATTGCGCCGGATGAAGAAGTCTGGCATCTCGAAGCCAGAGCTTGAGGCGTTTTTTCGTGAAATACTCGCGGGGAAAAACAAAAGCGGCCTGGCCTTCTGTACAGACGATGAAGGACTGCTGATTGATAAGGTACTGGGGGCAGTCCTTATTACGGGTGGTCACAAAGAGCTGTATCACCTGCTGGTGGAGCATTACCGGTTACGGAAGAGCAAACGCCGCATAGCGGAAGAGCTCTATGAAAAGCATCCCGACTGGTGCTTTATGACCTGTAGACGCAGAGTTGATACGTGGCTTAGTTTGGCAGAATCGATGCTGTACGCACCAATGTGTGACGCATTCGACACAAATGGCGACAGATTTTACTTGCAAAGTGAGCCAGAAACTGCTTGAATTGTGATAGGCTCGGGACGTTAAAGCGAACTGAGCAGCAGAACAAAACATAAGCCCGCCACCTGCGCGGGTTTTTTCATTTCTGATTTAAAAAACATTTCTGACATAACCGTTTTGGAAATATGCTAAATCCACACATCAACAAATAGGTGGATATATGCAGCAGATTACAAATCATCAAATACCTCTTAATGGCACAAGCCCATCAGATTTAAATACCCTGAAAGGTATTATCGAATCCAATGCGGGTGTGTTCGACGAGCATCTCCTTACTGGTTTTGGTGGTGATGCGCGATACTCAGTCATTGATGGTTCTTTTAAAATCACAATGATAGCTGAAGGCTTTTTTGAATATACAGCTGAGATAAATTTCTACGCTGGGTGCGCAGACATGGACGACACCAGCACTATCAATGGGACTATGGAGTTTGAAATCGAAGGTGACAATATCATCATCGACTTGGATGAAACTGTCTGGGACGTCAGATAAAAAAGTAACTATCTATCAACAGAGCAAGACCTCTTTTTAGAGGTCTTTTTTATTCCCCTCATTCTGAGAGGATTCACAGCAATTGAGGGGGACCGATGTCCGAACCAATAACCGGCACAGGCTTAGCTGGTGGCGCTTTAACTGGGGCGAGTATTTACGGGCTATTAACCGGTACTGACTACGGTGTTGTGTTCGGGGCATTTGCCGGTTCTGTCTTTTATATAGCTACAGCGGCAGATTTGAGCGCCCCACGACGGATGGCCTATTTCGTTGTGTCCTATATCGCTGGAGTTCTGTGCTCCGGGCTGGTCGGTTCTAAGCTATCCGATCTGACCGGGTATAACGATAAACCTCTGGATGCTATTGGTGCCGTAATCATTTCGGCATTGGCCGTGAAAATACTCACCTTCCTGAACAATCAGGATATTGGCTCGCTGGTGGCGCTAATAACGCGCCGGGGAGGTTCCGGTGGTACTAAATGATCCTACTGCAACCATCAATGCGCTGTTATGTGCAGGTGTCGTTGTCACGTTGATGTTTTATCGCCGCAGAGACTCACGACATCGTAAGTGGGTGTCGCGGCTGGCATGGCTGATAACAGTGATATACAGCTCTGTGCCGCTGGCGTATCTGTGCGGCATCTATCCCTATTCATCATGGCCCACCATTGCGGCCAATATCATGATCCTTGTTGTGCTGCTGAGCGTAAGAGGCAATGTAGCGCGACTGGTTGATGCACTGAGGCACTAATGAATCAAATAGACTTCCAGAAGGCGGCTGGTATTAGCGCCGGGTTAGCTGCGCGCTGGTTTCCGCATATTACAGCCGCGATGAAAGAGTTTGGCATCACTTCCGCCATCGACCAGGCAATGTTCATTGCTCAGTGCGGCCATGAAAGCCTCGGGTTTAACAGGGTAGTGGAGAATTTCAACTACAGCATCGCCGGGCTTGCTGATTTTGTTCGTTACGGCAGGTTAACGCAGGATCAGGCCAATTCCCTCGGGCGCAGCCAGTCGGAAACAGTGTTACCTCTGGATCGCCAGCGGGCTATCGCCAACCTGGTGTACAGCAAACGCATGGGGAATAACGGGGCAACAGACGGCTGGTTTTACCGAGGGCGTGGGCTCATCCAGATCACCGGCCTGAACAATTACCGCGACTGCGGGAATGCTCTGAAGATTGATCTGGTTAAACAGCCTGAATTGCTGGCGAAGGATGAGTATGCGGCGCGCAGTGCTGCCTGGTTCTATACCTCACGTGGCTGTTTACGTTATCCCGGTGACCTTGCTCGCGTCACTCAGATTATCAACGGCGGACAGAACGGTATTGATGACCGGCGCGCCCGCTTCCTGAAAGCAAAATCGGTACTGGTGGTGTGATCATGGGAATCGAAGCTATCGCGGGGCTGGTGGTTGTTATCCTGGGTGCTATCGCTGGCGCGTTCGGCATCGGCCATGCTCGCGGGACCAGTAAGGCGGAAGCCAAAGCCGATCAGCAGCGAACCGAAGAGAACGCCGCCGCCACCGTCGCCGCGGCAGAACGTAAGGCGGAAGTTGTGAAAGGGGCCAGTGATGTACAGGAAGACGTTAAGCGTATGGGCGATGACGATGTTGATCGCGAGCTGCGCGAAAGATTTACCCGGCCCGGTAGTCGTTGATACGGCCTGCAGCTGGGTACGGATCATCTACCTTACTGACCATGATATCGATGTGCTTGATACGCAGACTAAGCGCGACATCCTGGCGCACAACAAAGCAGTGCAGGCTAACTGCGGCAAGGTAAAAGTAAAAGAACATACATAATGTTAACGCTGTTTCAATCAACTGCGAGTAGGATTTATCCAGTTAAAAAGGTTCGATTATATTGGCTCAATAATTTCACAGAACTTAATAGCCGAAGGGATAAATACAATATGTGGTGACGGTTGAGGCGCATAATCCCTGCGCTTCCAGACAGCTCTAAATTCATCTTGATATGCAAAATCAGCGTGTTTTGTCATGAAAGGGTATCTACAATCAACTACACTATAGCTTGTCTCTTTTCCTGAATAATCAACTGGTCGGGCAATGTACAGCATTCTCGCTCTAGTTCTTAACTTCCGTGTCAATTGATTAATGAAAATCTCAGCATTGTTTATTTTTAGGCATGTGTCATATCCCATTTTTAACATGGCTGACCTGTTAGGGCTCATTGAGAAGCACATGACGTACATGTCAGTTGATGTCCGGATGAATTGCATGTTGGAATTAGGGCCAATCCCGCCTTGCGATAGATCGCCAAGGAGGCTGTAAGGGATGATCGTGCCGAGACCGCAGTTAGCTCGCTCAACCTCAGTCATATCAGCAAATGTTTTACCTTCGGCTACATCAAACACGCTGTAAGCAAATCCCTCTTGGTCATCGGATACGCCTGGCTTGTGGTCCGCTTTCCTAAAGTCATAAAGCGTGCCTACACGTAAAGAACCTGTTTTCAAGAACTCATCGGCCCATTTTTTTTCCATATATTTATAGAGAATCATGAAACACCTATTGGTTAATGATGGTTTTCTGCTCAACTTGTATCATGAACTAAAACAAACCCCAAATATATCTTTTACTTAGTTAATAGCAGGTGGGTGTTTTTCATACAACAACCCTTCGAAATGTCACATTCCAGAAATCACTACTGTAGTGACTGAAAAACCCGCAATTACCGAGATAATCAGCATGGAGAACTCTATGCCTAAGGCAATCCCTCGCGCATGCCGTAAACATGGCTGCGCGGTCACGACTATTGATCGTTCAGGATATTGTGAAGCTCACCGTAATACCGGATGGGATCAGCATCAACAAGGGATGAGTCGCCACAAGCGTGGTTACGGCAGTCAGTGGGATATCAGGCGTGCGCGCATCCTGAAACGCGACAACCATTTGTGCCAGAACTGCCTTCGTAGCGGGCGAGCTGTCGCAGCAAAGACGGTTGACCACATCAAGGCCAAGGCTCATGGGGGTACCGATGATGATTCGAACCTCGAAAGCCTGTGCTGGCCCTGTCACAGAACGAAAACCGGACGTGAACGTTTCAAGTGATATCGATTCCCATTTGAGTCGAGGCAGAGGGGGGCGGGGTCAAATCCCTGACGGTGAAGGCCCAAAGGACCGCCGCCTAACCTTTTTTCACACCGCCGCAGGTTAGAAAACTTTTTTTTGGGGTCCCCCATCCGATGATTAATAGGAGTTTTCGATTATGCCAGGACCACCGAAAACCCCGACACATCTGGCTTTAGTGAAGGGGAACCCATCCAAGCGCCCGATCAATAAGAACGAGCCAAAACCCCCGTCAGGGGTCCCCCCAATACCGAAACATTTCGATAAACAGGGTAAGTACTGGTTCAAACGGATTGGTGAGGAACTTGATGCCGTCGGCGTGTTGACCACGCTGGATGCTAAAGCGCTGGAGTTGTTGATAGAAGCCTATGTTGAATACCGGCATCACTGCGACACGCTTGATCGTGAAGGTTACACCTATGCCGTCTACAGCGAAGATGATTCAGACGAAGGAGGGGAGCGGGAAATCAGAATGATCAAACCGCACCCTGCAGCAGTCATGAAGGCTGACGCGTGGAAACGGATCAGAGCGATGCTGAGCGAATTCGGCATGACACCTGCCAGCCGATCAAAGGTTGGTACAAAAGGCCCGGCAGAAGCCGACCCACTGGAAGAATTTCTTAAAAAGCGCAAATGATGAATGGCAACCGTTGCAGATGGATTCCGCTACGCCGAGCGCGTGGTATCTGGCGATATCGTTGCTGGCGAACTGGTGCGTCTTGCGTGCCAGCGGTTCTTTCATGATTTAGAGCACGGCCCGGAGCGCGGTGTTTATTTTGATGAAGGCCGCGCCCAGCACGTTCTCGATTTTTATAACTTCGTCCCCCATGTGAAGGGGCACTTGACCGGCAAGCCGATCGAGTTGATGGACTGGCACACCTTCATCCTGATTAACCTTTTCGGGTTTGTCGTCCCGCTGATAGATGAAATAACGTTTGAGAGCATTCTTGACGACGATGGCGACCCCATGTTTGTGCGTCGCTTTCGTACCGCCTATGACGAAGTAGCGCGTAAAAATGCAAAATCAACGCTTTCGTCTGGCATCGGGCTTTATATGACTGGTGCCGACGGTGAGGGTGGTTCTGAGGTTTATTCCGCAGCAACAACCAGGGATCAGGCCCGCATCGTGTTTGATGATGCGAAGCGCATGATTAAGCTGGCTCCGAAAACACTGGGCCGGTTGTTTGGTAGTAACAAGTTGAATATTCACCAGGAGCGGACGGGTTCAAAATTCGAACCTGTAGCCAGTGATGCGAATAACCTCGACGGCCTTAATATTCACTGCGGGATCGTTGATGAGCTGCACGCACATAAAACCCGTGACGTCTGGGAAGTTCTGGAAACAGCGACCGGTGCGCGCCTGCAGTCCCTTATTTTTGCAATCACTACTGCGGGTTTTAATAAAGAAGGTATCTGCTACGAGCAACGTGATTATGCAATCAAGGTTCTGAAGAACTTTGATAACCCTGACCCGCTTTCAATTAAGGATGACAGCTATTTTGCGCTGATTTATACCCTGGATGAGGGGGACGATCCTTTCGACGAGGCAAACTGGCCGAAAGCAAATCCCGGCCTGGGGATATGTAAGCGTTGGGACGATATGCGCCGTCTGGCTAAAAAGGCGAAAGAGCAGGTGGCGGCGCGTGTCGGTTTTTTTACCAAGCATCTCAATATCTGGGTGCAGGGTGAAAAAGCATGGATGGATATGGCGCGCTGGGAAAAATGCCGTGACGACTGGGACGACTCCACTTCAGCCAACTGGTCAATGTGGCTCGGCGTTGACCTTTCCAACAAAATTGATATTTCAGCTGCAGTTAAAGTCTGGCTTGCTCCAAATGGCGATGTTTATGTCCGCTCCAGATTCTGGATACCTGAAGGTCGGCTGGAAGCCTGTTCCAAGCAGCAGGCGGACCTTTACAGAAAATGGAATCTCGCTGGATTTCTTCAGTTTACCGATGGCGATGTCGTTGACCATGCAGTAATTAAAGAGGAAACGATCGAATGGGCGCGAGGTGACTCGCTGAACGAGTTTGCATACGACCCGTGGAGTGCCACTCAGTTTGCTTTGTCGGTAGCAGCTGAAGGTGTACCAATTGTTGAAGTCCCTCAGACGGTTAAAAACCTGTCTGAAGCAATGAAGGAAGTCGAGGCGAAAATTTACGCCGGGCGTTTTCATCACGATGGCAATCCGGTGATGACATGGATGATGTCAAACGTCACTGTCAAACCAGACAAAAACGAGAATATTTTCCCCAACAAGGCCACGCCTGAAAACAAAATTGACGGTCCTGTCGCGATGTTTATTGCGATGAGTCGCTTGCTTGTTAACGGTGGTGGTGAAGTTGACTTCCTGTCCACTATCGATCCTGACGAAGACCTTTTACTTCTATGAAAACTCTAATCACTGATGTTATCGGGCTTACCGGGTTCGGTTCGCTTGCTGCAGGCGTGTATCTCCAGTTCGGTCTGGCGATGTCTCTGATGATGTCGGGAACCCTGCTACTCATTTATGCGCTGTTAGCGGCAATGAGGGGGAATAATGCTGCTTGATGCTCTTTTTCGCAGTGAACCACTGGAAAATCCGGCCACGCCGATCACGAGTGAATCGGCTGAAACCGATAACGTGTTTGCCCGAGACGTATTTGTCAGCCCGCAAACGGCGATGAAGCTGGCTGCGGTGTATGCCTGTATTTACGTTATCTCTTCGAATATCGCTCAGATGCCGCTGCATGTTATGCGGAAAACCAATAACAAGGTTGAAGCTGCCCGCGATCACCCTGTGTTTTACCTGGTTCACGATGAGCCGAATATGTGGCAGACCAGCTATAAGTGGCGTGAGTTAAAACAGCGTCATATTTTGGGCTGGGGGAATGGTTACACCTGGGTGAAGCGTTCCCGTCGTGGTGAAGTTTCCGGGCTGGAATGCTGCATGCCCTGGGAAACGACACTGCTTAACACGGGTGGTCGGTATACCTATGGCGTTTACAACGAAGAGGGGGCGTTTGCCGTCAATCCCGACGATATGGTGCATATCCGGGCGCTGGGTAACAACCAGAAAATGGGGCTTAGCCCAATTATGCAGCATGCCGAGACGATAGGCATGGGGATGAGCGGGCAGGCTTATACCAGTTCATTCTTCAACGGTAATGCGCGACCCGCTGGCATTATTTCGGTGAAAAACCAGCTGAATGAAGAAAGCTGGGGGCGTTTAAAAAGCATGTGGCAAAAAGCTACAGCTGCTTTGCGCAGCCAGGAGAATAAAACAATGCTTCTCCCGGCAGAGCTGGATTACAAAGCGCTCACCGTTTCCCCGGTTGATGCCCAGATCATTGATATGTCGAAGCTGAACCGGTCGATGATTGCCGGGATATTTAATGTACCGGCGCACATGATTAACGATCTCGAAAAAGCCACTTTCTCAAATATTACGCAGCAGGCTATTCAGTTTGTCCGATACACGATCATGCCGTGGGTAACGAACTGGGAACAGGAACTCAATCGCCGCCTGTTCACCCGTGCTGAACTGGCTGCCGGATATTACGTCAGGTTTAACCTGACAGGCCTGCTACGCGGGACCCCGCAGGAACGTGCCCAGTTCTACCACTTTGCGATCACTGATGGCTGGATGAGCCGCAATGAAGCGCGAGCCTTCGAAGACATGAATCCGGTAGATGGCCTGGATGAAATGCTGGTGAGCGTTAACGCCGCGAACCCCGCAGACGATTTTAAGGCACCTAAAACCGACGAGGAAAAGCCCAATGAATGACCGTGAAACGCGCTGTTACAGCGGGGAGGTCAGAGCCGAGCAACGCACCGATGAACCTACCCGCATTCTGGGCTATGGCTCGGTGTTCAACAGCCGTTCTGAACCCCTGTGGGGATTCCGTGAAATCATCAAGCCCGGAGCATTTGACGATGTGCTGAATGATGATGTCCGCGGGCTGTTTAACCATGACCCCAACTTTATTCTCGGACGGAGCGCTGCCGGGACGCTATCCCTGTCTGTCGATGAGCGCGGCCTGCGTTACGACATTACAGCGCCGGATACGCAAACTATCCGCGATCTGGTGCTGGCGCCGATGATGCGCGGTGACATTAACCAGTCATCTTTTGCCTTCCGGGTATCCCATGACGGTGAAAATTGGTACCAGGACGATGAAGGGATCGTTATTCGTGAAATATCGAAGTTTTCCCGGCTGTTTGATGTCAGTCCGGTGACTTATCCCGCATATCAGGAGGCCGACTCCGGCGTCCGATCGATGAAAGCCTGGCAGGAGGCGCGCGACAGCGGTGCGCTAAAGAACGCCATTAATCAACGAATGGCGCGTGAGCGCCTGCTGACCCTTCTTAACGCGTAAGGAAAAATCATGAAACTGCATGAAATGAAGCAAAAACGTAACACCATCGCCAAAGATATGCGTGCCCTGCATGACCAAATTGGTGATACCCCCTGGACCGATGAACAGCGTACTCAGTGGAACGCTGCAAAATCGGAGCTTGACGCCCTTGATGAACGTATTGCACGCGAAGAGGAACTGCGCCGCCAGGATCAGGACTATATCCACGAAAACGAGCCGGAACAGCGCCAGCAGCAGAATCGTGATCCAGCAAACCCGGAAGCACTGGCTAACGAACGTCGTGCTGCGGCGTTTAATGCGTTTTTGCGCCGTGGTCTTGGCGAGATGAGCGCTGAAGAACGCCAGGCTTTAAAGGAGCTGCGTGCTCAGGGCACGACGCCGGATGAAAAAGGGGGGTACACCGTACCAACCCAGTTCCGCAATAAGATCGTCGAAGCACTGAAAGATTACGGTGGAATTGCCAGTGTGGCGCAGATTCTGAATACCGCCAACGGCCAGGATATTGACTGGGCAACCTCTGACGGTACCACTGAAGAAGGTGAACTGCTGGGCGAAAACACTGAAACCAGTGAAGAAGACGTGTCTTTCGGCGGTGCAACGCTGGGGGCTAAAAAACTGTCCTCTAAAATCATTCGCGTATCCAATGAACTGCTCCAGGACAGCGGCGTAGATATCGAAGCGTTCCTGGCCGCGCGTATCGCCACTCGTATCGGACGTGGTGAAGCGAAGTATCTGGTATTAGGGACCGGCACCGGCACCCCGCTGCAGCCTAAAGGGCTGGCAGCGTCGGTAACTGGCACCAAAAATACCGCAGCAGCGACCACCTTTACCTGGAAAGAGCTGAACGCACTGAAGCACTCTGTCGACCCGGCATATCGTAACGGACCAAAGGTGCGCTGGGCCTTTAACGATGCAACGTTGCAGCTGGTGGAGGAAATGGAGGATGGACAGGGCCGCCCGCTCTGGTTGCCGAACATTATCGGTGGCGCACCTGCTACTGTTCTGCAGGTGCCGTATGTCGTTGACCAGGCTATTCCTGATATCGCGGCTGGTGCCAAATTTGCCTACTTCGGCGATTTTAACCGCTTTATCGTTCGTCGTGTCACTTACATGACGTTGAAACGGCTGGTTGAGCGTTACGCAGAGTATGATCAGACTGGCTTCCTGGCCTTTCATCGCTTCGACTGTGTGCTTGAAGATACTGGCGCGATTAAGGCGCTGGTGGGCAAACCGGCATCTGGCGGCTAAGGCAATAATCAGCTTCAACCTCCACCGCTCCGGCGGTTTTTTTATGCCCGCAGTTCGCTGCGGGCCAGGGAGAACACATGAGCACAACGATTGAGATGTTGCGGGCGCAGTGTCGGATCGATATCGACGACACCACGGAAGATGAGGTGCTTACGCTCTATTATGGTGCCGCGCGCCGAAAGGCGGAGAACTTCATCAACCGCCATCTTTATGAAGAAGAAGTGCCGGAAACTGATCCTGACGGGCTGGTGATTGCTGACGACATCCTCCTGGCGCTGATGCTGCTTGTCGGGCACTGGTATGAAAACAGAGAAGAGTCGTCAGACGCAGCAAAAACCAGCATCCCATTTGGCTTTACATCGCTGATAGAGCCGTACCGCTATATTCCGCTCTAGGAGGAATTATGCAGGCAGGACGATTACGGCATCGCGTCACTATTCAGAACTTCACAATATCAAAAACACCTTCCGGCCAGCCGGTAGAAAGCTGGGCTGATGGAAAAACTATCTGGGCCGAGGTTAAAGGGATCAGCGGTAGGGAGCTGTTAGCCGCTGGCGTTGAGCGTGCTGATGCCACCATTCGCGTCTGGGTGCGTTTTCGTACAGACATCTCAGCTTCTTCCCGTTTGAAAGTACTGAATGGACCATACAAAGATGCGGTCCTGAATGTCACTGGGCCTCCGGTTCCGGATATCAAAGGAACCCGGCTGGAAATTCTCTGCAAACAGGGGACCGAAAAATGATTGATGTGAATCTGGATTTTTCCGGGTTGCAGGATATTGCCCGCGATCTGCAAACGCTCAGCAAGGCCGAAAATAATAAAGTTCTCCGGGAGTCGACCCGTGCTGGTGCCGAATTGCTCCGCGAGGAGGTGATTGATCGCGCTCCTGAGAAATCCGGAAAACTGAAGAAAAACGTTGTTGTCGTCACCCAGAAAAGTCGCCGTCGCGGTGAAATTTCATCTGGAGTGCATATTCGTGGCGTTAACCCGCGAACGGGGAACAGCGACAATACAATGAAGGCCAGCAACAAGCGGAATGCGTTTTACTGGCGCTTCGTGGAGTTGGGAACATCTACAGCGCCTGCACATCCGTTTGTTCGCCCAGCTTTTGATACCCGCATGGAAGAAGCTACGCAGGTGGCGATGCAGCGGATGAATCAGGCTATCGATGAGGTGTTATCAAAATGACAGAGGATGATCTCTATGACCTGCTGTCGACGCTGGCAGACGGGCGGGTTTATCCGTATGTGGTGCCGCTAGGCAGCGACGGACTTCCTGCAGTTTCCACTCCCTATGTCATTTTCTCGATACCGACTGATGTTGCCGGGGATGTTTTCTGCGGCCAGGCAGAGTCGACACTGCGCATTCAGGTTGATGTATGGGCTGAAACGAATGACGAAGCCAGAGCGTTACGCCTGGACGCCCTGGCTCGCCTGCAGGTACTTTCACCTGTCGAGGTGACAAAAATTCCTGGCTACGACACGACAACCCATCTTCATCGGGCAACCCTCGAAATAACGGTCATTGCCTGACAAAAACCAATCCAATCCGACCGCCACTGGCGGTTTTTTCATTTATGGAGGCTGCGATGTCAGCACTATTTGAACGTGCCCAAAAAACGGTAGTAATGATTACCTCTGTGCCGGTCACCGAGGCAGAGCTGGATACCGCAACCTGGTTAAACCTGAGTTGCACTATCAAACAGGCAAGCTTTACCGCTGGTCAGAAAAACGATATTGACGTGACAACGCTCTGTTCGGATGAAACGGAAAATATCAACGGCCTTCCTGCTCCGTCTGAAATGTCACTTTCCGGTAACTTCTACCGCAACCCGGCGCAGGATGCACTTCGTGCCGCATATGATAACGACGGGGTTTATGGGTTTAAGGTTATTTTCCCGTCTGGTAATGGATTCCTGATGCGCGCTGAGGTACGACAGCACACCTGGGATTCTCAAACCAATGGCGTGGTTGCTGCAACGTTCTCGCTGCGTCTGAAAGGTAAACCCACCAATATTAACGCCCCAGGAGTCCTGTCCTTTGCTACTGACCTTCCGGCGTCCCAAACGGTCGCGGCAGGAAGCGCCCTGACCATGGGCGTGGTCGTCCAGGGCGGTACGGCACCTTATACCTACGCCTGGAAAAAGGGCACCTCGACGGTCAGCGGCCAGACCAGCGCAACGTTTACGAAAGCCAGCGCTGTATCCGGTGATGCCGGGGTTTATTCCTGCGTGGTTACTGATGCCGATGGCACTGTGATCACTTCTTCTGATTGCACCGTCACCATCAATTAACGGAGCGCCGGGAGACCGGCGATAAAATTAATGTCAAAACCGAGTCTTAAAGCACTGGCACTGGCACCGATGGCGGGCTTTCGTAAAAAAGAAGTCTCCGTTCCGGAGTGGGATAACGCCAAAGTCATCATTCGTGAGCCATCAGCAGAAGCCTGGATTCGCTGGCAGGGCATTGCCAGCCCGGAACCACCCAAACTACCGGAAGGGCAGGAGCCCCAGGAGGCACCAGAACTGACCCCTTCAGAACGAGCCTTCCGCACGATGCGGGCCGACGTCACGCTTTTCATCGATATTTTGCTGGATACCGACCTGCATCCCGTCTTTACTGTCGATGACACCGAACAGGTTGAAGCGATCTATGGCCCTGTGCATTCCCGGCTGTTGAAGCAGGCACTTGATCTCATTCGTGACGCGGATGATGCTAAAGCAAAGTAAAAATGCCTGGCATGCAGTTCCTGATGGCGCTGGCGCTCCGGATGGGCCGCACGCTGGGCGAACTGCGACAAACAATGACGGTTGGCGAATTCAGGATGTGGGCTGAGTACGACCGTATCAGCCCAATCGGCGATATTCGCGGCGATATCCTCAATGCTCAGCTGGTATCTGCGGTTTACGGAGCGCAGGGCGGTAAAGTCACCATTGAAGATGCTCAGCTTCAGTGGAGCACAGAAGAGATTGAGGTAAACGACGGCGGCGATCCCTTTGCAGGCTTGGAGGCCGCTTTGCTCGCAGCATCAGCTTGAACAAACAATGATAGCTGAAGTTTTACTTATCCAATGGTAGGATTTTAGTTCTTTTCTACCTATTGGGATAAAAAATGAAAAAAATATTGGGCGTTTTATCTTTAGTAGTTTTTGCTATAGCATTTATTATTGCGTTAAGGCAACCAATATCAATTGTGTTTCTTTTTGCTGTTTTGGTTATTCCTTTAAAATATATAGATAAGATTGGCGGAGAAATTGCTTCTCTTTTGATAATTCTCGGTTCTGTTTTTGTCTTGTTTTTTGTTAACTCAATGGTCCCTTTGTGGGGGGAGAGGTATGAGAACCATGAGGAGCTAATGAGAATTAGCGAGAACGATAGGCAGAAAAGATACAACAACATGAATGTTATATCGGCAAGCAACCCTAGTGTTAAGGCTGAATTAAAAGACCCCGAATCTGCAACCTTCAAAAACCAGATCATTGGTCGTGACGGATATGTATGCGGACAAGTAAATGCTAAAAACAGCTTTGGTGCATATGCTGGGTTTAAAAGGTATGTAAGTAAAAGTGGAATAACCATTATTGATGATGGTGGAACTGAATTTTCTAAACTATGGGGCGAGATTTGTAGTTGATACATTCTTGCTAATTAAAGAAAACCGCTTAGGCGGTTTTTTTTATACCTGTGAGGATACAAATGGCAACCCTACGTGAGCTTATCATAAAGGTTTCAGCAAACTCTCAATCATTCCAGACTGAGATCGCCCGAGCTTCACGCATGGGGCAAGACTATTATAAAACCATGCAGAATGGTGGGCGCCAGGCTGCTGCCGCTGCGAAAGAAAGCCAAAAAGCTCTTTCCGATTTAACGGATGGATTTGCTTCAGCGGGTCGGGCTGCCACAGCTGCAGCTGCGGCATTTGCAACAGGAAAACTGGTTCAGATTGCAGACCAATGGAACTCAGTAAATGCACGGCTTAAACAAGCCTCAGTGTCTACGAATGATTTTACTTTATCTCAGACCCGATTAATGGCGATCAGTCAGAGTACGGGCACTGCTTTTACTGATAACGCTAATTTATTTTCACGCGCCGCAGCATCAATGCGTGAATTTGGCTACAGCTCAGATGAAGTACTCAAAATCACCGAAGCGGTATCAACAGGATTAAAGCTATCTGGTGCAAGTACAGAAGAAGCCGGTTCTGTTATTACCCAGTTTAGCCAGGCGCTTGCTCAGGGTGTTTTGCGTGGCGAAGAGTTTAACGCGGTTAACGAAGCTGGGGATCGTGTCATCCGCGCCCTGGCTGCTGGTATGGGGGTTGCCCGAAAAGATCTTAAAGCGATGGCTGACCAGGGGCAACTCACAATTGATAAAGTCGTACCAGCATTAATCAGCCAGTTAGGTGTGTTACAGGGGGAGTTTGCCTCGTTACCGCCGACAGTGTCCGGCTCAATGCAAAAAGTCACTAACTCGTTTATGGCATGGGTCGGTGGGGTAAACCAGGCGACTGGTGCAACAGACGCACTTTCTGGCGGTCTTGATGGGCTGGCAGGTACGCTGGATTCTCTTACATCTTCTGCTGTCAGCGGGGCCCTCAGTGACGTAGCAGATAATATGTCACTGATTACCACTGCTGCTGGTGGTCTGATTGGGATCGGATTAGCACGGTATCTTGGCGGGATTGTTACCAGCGCAAGTAGCGCTACTGGCGCACTTATTTCAGCTGCAAAATCTGAGGTAGCTCTTGCAGTCGCTCAGGAAAAAGCCGCGCAATCTTCTGTTGCCGCTTCCCGCGCCGCCGTTTACCGCGCCCAGCAAGCCCTTCAGAATGCTAAAAGTGCAGATGTTCAGGCTGCACAACAGGAGAGGGTTGCGGCCGCAGAAGCTAAGGTTACTGCTGCGCAAGGTCGATTGACCACAGCTCTCTCCACCGGAACAGCTACAGAAAAAGTACGAGCACGAACAGCTCTGGAGCGGGCTCAGGCGGGGCTTGTAGCTGCAAAAAATGCCGATGCACAGGCAATTGCTGAAAGAAAACTTGCCGCAGCGCAGGCGGCGCTTAGCCGTAATATTTCAGGCAGGATTTCTGCTCAAAATAACCTTAACAGCGTTACCTCTGTTGGCACCCGGTTGATGAGTGGGGCTCTTGGGCTGGTCGGTGGTATACCCGGGTTAGTTATGTTGGGTGCTGGTGCATGGTACGCTATGTATCAAAGCCAGGAACAAGCAAGAAAGTCAGCTCAGGAGTATGCCAGCCAAATAGATCAAATCAGAGAAAAAACCTCTTCAATGACTCTACCTGAGGTAGATAGTAATCGTAAATTAACGGTTGAAGCGATGCAGGAGCAAAAGCGCTTAATCGAAGAACAAGAGCGGAGCGTAAAAAGCCTTAATAGACAAATAAATGATTTAAATGAAAGTAGAAGCAAGCCAGGTATTACTCAAGAAAATGATTTGAATATTACAAAGGCTATCGCAATTCTTACCGAACAGGTTGTCGTAGAAGAAGACAAACTACGGCAGATGCGAGAAAAGGCAAATGATATACTAAAGGCACAGGAGGAACAAGAAAGAAGAAGAAACGATCTTATAAAAGAAAGAGCATGGCGGCAAAATTCTGAATACCAGAACCTTGTAATGATGACTGGTAAGTATTCCGAAGTTAACCGTTTACTTGGATTGGGTAATCAGCTTTTAATGGAAAGGCAAGGGCTGGTTAACGTGCCAATGCGAATGCCTCAGGCTGATTTAACATCACAGCAAGCCAATGCTCTGGAAAAAAGCCGTCAGGACCTTGAACTATCGAAGCTTAAAGGAGAAGCAAGGGAAAGAGCCCGGTTAGGTTATGCCGCTGACGAATTAGGGCTCAAGGATGAACCTCAGTTTAAAACTAACCGCGATCTGTATATTAATCAGGGGTTGGAGAAATGGCGAAATGATGAATCCAATAAACCCACCCGGAAAGCGCCAAAAAGCGAAGAGGTTAAAGCGGCTGAAAAGACAGAAGACGTTTACAAGCGCCTTATTAAACAGCAGCAGGAACAAATTGCCCTGGGAAGCCAGAATACCGAACTGGCTAAAATGAAATATCAGGTGACGCAGGGGGAGTTAGCCTCTCTAGAGCAAGCCAAAAAAGAAATAATCCTGCAAAATGCTGCACTAATCGATCAGAAAAACATTGCTGAACAGTTGCAAACGTTCCGTGAGGGGCTGGCTGACAGTAATGCCGCTGCGCGTGACCGGGGGAATATAGATTTTCTTGGCGCCGGGATGGGAGATAAAGCCCGCGACCGCATGAAGGAAATGGCGGATATTCGCACTGACTTCCGTAAGCAGCAGGATGAGCTTCAGCGTGACTTTAACAAGAAGCAAATTTCTGAAGACCAGTACAAACAGCAAACGGAAGCGCTGCAGGCGGCGCTTGCTGAACGGTTAGCGATTCAGGAGGACTACTACAAAAAGACCGATGAACAGCAGTCAGACTGGCGCACGGGGATCAGCGATTCCCTGATGAACTATGCCGATCAGGCTTCTGATCTGAGCTCAATGGCTGCCACTGCAACCAGCGAGATTCTGGATGCCACCACTAACTCTATCTCCAACAACCTGACAAACGTCCTGACAGGCGCTGCTTCGTTTAAAGATGGGATGTCGAATATTTTTTCTTCCCTGGGCGAAACGGTGATTAAGACGCTGATCCAGATGGCAACACAGGCGTTGATCACCAAAGCGATTATGGCGTCATTTGGCGGCGGAGCGGGTGGGTTGTTCGGTAGTCTTTTTGGCGGTGCCAGCGGTGCGGCAAGTAGTGGTACCGCTATTCAAAGCGCGGGAGCTAATTTTTCATTTAACGCTCTCGGAGGCGTTTACGATTCTCCGTCACTTTCTGCCTACAGCAATGGTGTTTACAGCACTCCCCAATATTTTGCGTTTGCGAAAGGGGCAGGTGTATTCGGCGAGGCCGGGCCGGAAGCCATCATGCCCCTTACCCGTGGCGCTGATGGTTCGCTGGGGGTCAGAGCTGTTGGGCGGGAATCACCGGCGGTACAGAACGCTGCGAAGCAGATCCAGGCACAGCCACGAATTGCTGTCAGCGTAGATGCCAGAAGTACGTTCACCGGTAAACCGGATGACATAACGATGCAGGCAATTGAGCGAAGGAATGACGCTCTGGAACAGCGGATAGTTAACACCTTAACCGCCGAAGTAAATAACCCCCAGAAGAAATTCGGTCGGGCTATTTATTCAAATCTCCAATCCAAAAAACCAAGATAGACCTGCCCGGAGGGAATATTCATGGCAGATATTTTCTACCCGGATGAATACCTGCCCATGCCGCTTATGGATGGGTACGGGTTTAAGCCCATATCACCTTTACTGCGAACGGAGATGACGTCCGGTCGCGCTCAACAACGAAGGCGATATACCTCAACACCCACCCAGGCATCGGTTAAATGGATTTTTAAAACTGATGCTCTGGCGCAGGTGTTTGAGGCGTTTTTCAGGGATGCGCTTAAAGATGGCCAGTCCTGGTTCTATCTGAAACTTCAGACTCCAGTCGGGGTAAAGCCCTATAAAGCCAGGTTCGTGGATATTTACGAAGGGCCGACGCTGGTCGCGCCAAAATACTGGCAGTACAGCGCAACGCTGGAATTATGGGAACGCCCGTTACCGCCTTCAGGCTGGGGAAATTACCCGGAATGGCTGGCGGGCCAGTCGTTACTGGATATCGCGCTAAACAGAGAGTGGCCGAAGCATGACAATTCTTGAGCGGCTATATGCCAGCAGCGGATCGGAGGTTATTCACGATACGTTGCAGATATCGGCAGGCGATGATAACTACTGGCTAACCAGTGGCTGGGATGACGTTTCCGTGATGCTGGAAAATGGTCAGCCGGCGACTTTTGAAGCCAGCGCGATAGATATCGCCTTACCAGCCAGGAACGCCGACGGGACACAGGATTTAAAGTTTGCTATCAGCAATATTGACGGACGGGTTTCTGAGGCGATCGATAAAATCCTGGATGAAATGAAATCAGCCACGCTGACATTCCGGCGGTACATTTCATCCGATCTGTCTGCTCCGGCATCATCACCGTATACGCTCGATATCAAATCCGGCTCCTGGACCCCGACAGCAGTTCAGGTCACGGCAGGCTATATGAATGTCCTCAAAACAGCCTGGCCCCGTAAACGTTACAACCTCGCCGAGCATCCGGGCTTACGTTACTAATCTGAGGCAAATATGTTTAACCCTGATAAATACCGTTCAGTCACCTGGCTGAAGGGCGGGCGCGTATATCCGCAGCTCGACTGTTTCGGCATTGTAAATGAGATACGTCGCGACCTGGGGCTACCTGAATGGCCGGATTTTGCAGGTGTGACCAAAGACGGCGGGGGCCTCGACCGGGAAGCGAGAAAGCTGATGCTTTCGCTGAAACGTTGTGACCCCTGTGAAGGTGCCGGAGTGGCTTGCTATTCGGGCTCTACAGTTTCCCATGTCGGGATCGTTGTAATGCTCGATAACCAGCTGCAGGTCGCGGAATGCAATCCAGGCTCGGGGGTTACGTTTCTGCCACTGTCGCGATTTATCCGTCGCTTTAACCGCGTGGAGTTCTGGCAATGACGATAAAGTTTTACCCGTCCCGGCTACCGGGTGAACCCATTGAAACGCACGAGCATGGTGTGCTGACGCTGCATGAGTGGATGAGCAGAAATGTCCCGAGCTATTCACAGGATAAAACTCATCCTGTCGTGATCGAGCTGAACGGCCAGGCAGTCCCCCCGGCGGAATGGCCGTTATGTTTGTTGCGGCCAGACAGCGATGTGCGGATATATCCCATTCCTTATGGCACGGGTCTTGAAATTGCCGCGTGGGTTTCGGTGGCCGTATCCATTGCGTCTACGGCCTATGCATTATTCTTTGCCCCAAAACCAGAGCTGGGCGGTTTTTCATCCAGTAACGCTTCATCGCTGGATCTGTCTCCGGCTAAAGCCAATACAGCGAAGCTTGGCGATCCCGTTAGGGAGGCTTTTGGGCGAAACCGGATTTACCCGGATTACCTGGTGCAGCCGGTAACGCGATTCGACCCCGCTGATCCCACCAGAATGACGGTAGAAATGTTTGTCTGCCTTGGATATGGGCGTTTCTCCTATACCGGTGGAGATTTTCGGGTAGGAGAAACTCCGGCGCTGACCTTAGGCGAGGGCTTTTCATATACCAGCTATGGGCCCGGCGATAATGTGGCCGGGGATCGTCGCAGCGAGATATGGTTCAACTCAACGGAAGTTGGGGGAACGTCGAGCGGAAGCGGCCTCGATATGGCTCAGACTGCCCCTGAAGCCAGTGATATCGTTGCTGATGCCATGACCGTCAGCGGTGCCTCTGTCTCGTTTTCTGGCCTCGATGTCGATGATGATAATGATGAAGACGAGGATGAGAACAAACTTCCCCCTGGCTGGGTCGCCGGTGCAATTGTCACCCTGAAAGCGCCAGTGAATTATCAGGTATCCATCGAGGGCGGTTTTAACGTGCTGACAGGCGACGTCGTGTCAGAGATTGCGCCATTCAGCGGAATGCCTGTCACCCTAACGTTTAACGGTACTGACTATAATCTCCAGATCGCCACGTATACCCCGCACCAGGACGCCATTCCGGGAGCCGGTGGAGCGACTGCGGTATTACGCGCCAGTGCGTCGCCGTCAACGTATGACTTTACGACAACCAGCCAGACCTTTGCTCTGACCTGGCAGGGTATCACCTATACCATATCTCTGGTCGCCAACTACGGCACAATGTCTGGCTTGCTCGCAGCGATTAATGGCGGGTTGAATGGTTCGGGGCTCATTGCTCAGGATGATGGCGGCGTGATACGTATCGTCGAGATCTCCAGCCCCTGGCGTGGCGGTTCCATTACGTCATCTTTCCTGCCTGCGTCAGTATTTGGTGACAGCCCGGTATTTACTGCTGGTGCAGCCTCCAGCGGCGGAAGCCCAGCGGTAACAGCCAGCGTCACGCTGGCATACGATTCTGGCACTGCCTTTTCCGGATTGCCGGAAGGCACCCAGCGGATTTCCCTGGCGCACCGTGGCAACGAATACCAGATAGCGTCTACTGATGGCCCCTCTGCGACCGTACAACGTGTGGTTAACGGTGTCGTTGACAGCACCTGGTCAGGCTTTATGACCCGTACCGTCGTGGATTTTGCCGCGTCTGGTATTAACGATAATGAAACCTGGCTCGGCCCTTTTCTGGCCTGCCCGCAAAATGAAGTTGTGGACGCCTTCGAGGTCAACTTTGCTTTCCCAAACGGAATTTGCGGGTTCCAGAACAACGGGAATAAGCGGGTCCGCCATGTCGAGTATGAAATCCAGTATCGCGTTTATGGTTCCGGATCAGGGTGGACGAGTAAGCCAGGGGTTTACGCGCTTAAAAACATTAATGGCCTCGGTTTTACAGAGCGTTTTGATCTGTCCTCTCCTGGGCTGGTGGAGGTTCGATGCCGCCGCCGTAACGAGCAGGGGAGCAACAACGCGAGAGACAGCATGTTCTGGCAGGCGCTCAGAGGTCGTTTGCTTTCCCGTCCGACCTCCTACGCAGGGATATCAACAATAGGGATCACGGTTGAAACCGGCGGCCAGCTGGCGGCGCAGTCAGACAAGCGTGTGAGTGTTGTCGCCACGCGAAATTATGATGGCGGTGGTGACAGGACAATCAGCGGTGCGTTCCTGCATCTTGCCCGCAGTCTGGGATATCGCGACGACCAGATCGACATTGCGGCACTCAGTACGCTGGAGGAGACCTACTGGACGCCAAGGGGAGAATATTTTGATCACCAGGCAAGCAGTGACGGCACGTCAGCAAAGGATATTTTCGACAAAATTGCAGAGGCTGGCATGGGGTATTTTCTGCTGTCTGACGGGTTGCTTTCTGTCGGGAGAGAGGGCGTCAAAAGCTGGACAGGGATCATTACTCCTCAGGATACCGTGGAGGAAATGCAGACGTCATTCAGGGTCCCGTCGGAGGATGATTTTGATGGCGTGGATGTGAAATATATCAACCCTGTGACCTGGGCGGAGGAAACCGTACAGTGCCGTACGCCGGAAAATCCTTTTCCGCGCAAAACGGAGGCATACACCATTGATGTTGCCATGACTGCAGATCGCGCCTGGCGTATCGGGATGCGTCGGTTAATGAAATATCTCCACCAACGCCGAACGTATACGGCTACGACTTCGATGCTGGGATGGTGTCATGACTTCGGTGATCACATCATTTTGTCCGACGACATTCCAACCGGGAAAACCCAAAGTTGCCTGATTGACGCGATGATTTACGACTTCCAGGAAATCACGCTGCACGTCACGGAGCCACTGGACTGGAGCTACGCGAATCCTCGCTGCTGGATACAGTTTCAGGACGGTCGACCATCATCGCGAATGCTCACGCCGCAACGGGTAGATGATTTCACGCTGACGGTGCCGTACAACGACGACCTGCATCCGGATGACTGGATAATGGATGATCCAGATATTGATCCGCCGAAGTTATTGTTCTGCGACAGTGAAAAGGGTGCGCGGCATGGGATAGTCCAGGAGGTTGCCCCATCTGGTGACAGCAACTGTCAGATTACTGCACCTGAATATAAAGAAATTTTCTACCAGTACGACGACGCTACATACCCGGGCGACGTCGCTTAA